AAAATTAGTTATGGAAGGGTTTTCGGATAAAACTCTTTCTCGTTTAAGTGATAATGAGCTTATAACACTTTCAAACACCGTTTTAAAAGAGGCGGGTTCTGTTATGATGAAAAAGACAACGTCTCCCGCTGAAGTTAAAAAATATACGGATGCTGGATTTAATGTTCAATTAACAGAAAAAAATAAGACTAAAGTTTGTTCCGTTTGTGGAATGAAAGATTGTAAGTGTGATGACAAAAAACACAAAGAAAACAAATCTCAAGAAATTGAGGAGTGGGTTTTAGATTTGGCAGAATCAAAATATTCTCATTTTACATCAAAAAAAGACATCATGGGTGTTATAAATGAGAAGGTTGGTGAAACGTTCCAACCAATGCCAAAGAGTAAAGCCCGTAAAGGTCACAATGGTGTTCCTGAGTTTATGTCATATGATGCAATCGTAGCATCACAACCAGCACCGGCACCAACAAAACCTGATGTTGATACCCCAACTAAACCGAAGACACCTGAGAAACCAACTATTGACCCGTATGAGCCAGGACCGGGTACTGACCCAAAACCAAAGGCATTATCAGAAAAGAAAAAAATATCAAAATGAGATTTACAAAAAAAGATTTATTATCTTTAATGGAAGATATTAATGAAATGCCAATGGATTTTGATACAGAAGATAGACCTTATCAAGGAATACAAGATAAGTTATCTCAAGGTGACACACCTTTAAAAAAAGTACCTTTACCTCAGACAGGTGACGAACCGAATAAAAATTTCCAAGAATTATTGGCTTCGGAAAGATATAGACAAGTTGTTGCTAAAGTAAGAGAATACACTGGTATACAAACCCCTATGACGGGTGAAGCTGGTGTAATGCCACTTGCTCAAATGATGATGAATGCCCACAATGAAATTATTCAAACTGAATCAGAACACAAAGAAGCTCTCGAACAATTAGCAATCGAATTAGTAAAAAAAGAAATGTCTATACCTGAGGGTAGATTACAGTTTGATGCTAAGATTGTTGGTATGGGTCAAATAGATACATCAAATTTCAATAGAGAAATGGAGGAAGAACCTAACATGGAACCTGTTGACATTGAACAAGATTTATCTGATGACTTGAGTACTTTGAATTTGGAAAAAGCAAAAAGAAGATTAATCAATAGTATGATACAGGGGGCATCTAAAAAAGGTCACTACATGTATCATTTTGTTGCGGATAAAATTAGAGAAATTACTGGTTCAGAAACGTTACTTAATCAATATGGAATATTAATGTCAGTAAATGACACACTGTATTGGCAATTGAGTGATGACACCATGAAAATGATGATGGGTGGAGCCGGTGGAGGTGGAAGTGTAGGTGGTAAACAAGAAGTTAGAAGAAACACCACACCCCCAACTATTGTTGCTAGAGGAATTAATTTCCCAATATTAGTTCATGAATTAATAAAAGGGGTTTTAGAATTGTTCGCAATTCAAGGTAGACCTAAAGATGAAGAAGGTAATGAAGACCCAAGATGGTCCGAAGTTGAACAATCTGAAGATACTTTAGAAAAAGAAGTATGGGATTTGAGATTAGGTCCAGCGATTTGGGAAAGAATGAGAAGACAGTTCCCTGAAGAAATTTTGGTTGATGAAACTAAATTTGAATTACAAAACTATCTTTTGGTGAGTATTTTTAGATTACCAGCTAAAGAATTTTTGGTTTTCACCAAGGAGGTTTTATCAGGTTCTGAAAATGGAAAAAGATTTATGGGTGAATTATTACAAGGGATTGACCAAATGTTAAAAAATCAAGATTATCAAGATGCAATGTCGAGATTTAACGAAGATTTGGAGCAAGTAAGTGACGAAACCGATGATGATGATTTAAGAGATTTCTTAGGAGACATCGGGATTAGGTTCTCAGATGATGACGACGACCCAGAGGGTCCTACTTCTTAAAATAATACTGAAGGGTGGTTTTAACCACCCTTTTTCATATTTATATATATGAGTAATCAAAAAATTGAACAATTAAAAGAGTATGCTCGTATAATGAAAGATACTACCTACGCATTAAAAACGTATCTTCAAACATATGACAATACTCAAAAAAGATATGTGCCGTTAGAGTTGTTTCCTGACCAAATTCAGTTACTCAAAGATTACGAACATTATAACGAAAATATAACTAGAAAATATAGACAGGCCGGTGTTACAACAGTAACTGCTGCTTGGATTTCTAAAAAGTTACAATTAGCAAAACCCGAAAACCCTGAAAGGGTTCTTGTCATCGCAAACAAAAAGGATACCGCGGTGGAGATGGCTAACAAAATTAGACATTTTTTAGACCAATGGCCTGATTGGTTAAATGTTGGGTTTTCTCCCGATAAAAACTCTGAAAGTAGATTTAGATTAAACAATGGGTGTGAGGTGAAAGCGGTCGCAACATCTGCGGATGCTTTACGTGGTTACACCCCTACAATACTTGTATTTGACGAGGCTGCATATATTGAAGCTGGTGAGGATTTTTGGGCAGCATCAATGGCGTCATTATCAACGGGTGGTAAAATTATTTTGATTTCTACACCTAATGGATTTGACCCAATTTATTATGGTGTATATGACCAAGCAATCAGAGGTGTTAACGATTTTCACATTACCGATTTAAGATGGTTTAAAGACCCTCGATATACAAAAGATTTAAGATGGGTTAAATGTTCAGATATTGTTCACTATATGTTGAACAGGGAACAATATGATGATGATGAAGTTGTTATGTACGATTTTGATATCGCCAACTATAAACAATATGAAGAAGACGGTTATAAACCACTTTCTTCATGGTTTGAAGCAATGTCTAAAAAATTCAAATTTGATAGACGTAAAATCGCACAAGAGTTAGAATGTGACTTCTTAGGTTCAGGTGATGGTGTAATCCCAAGTGAGGTTCAAGATAATATTGTAAAAAATATGTTGAGGGACCCAAAGGAAAAATATATGCAGGGGACCTTTTGGCAATGGAAAGAACCAATACAAGGTCACAAATATATTATGGGTGTTGACGTATCCCGTGGTGATAGTGAGGATTTCTCATCAATTAATATTATCGATTTCGACGAGAGAGAACAAGTTGCGGAATATATTGGAAAAATACCACCAGATGATTTAGCATCCATTGCATATAAATGGGGTATTCTATATGAAGCGTTTATTGTTGTCGATATTACGGGAGGTATGGGTGTTGCAACATCAAGAAAACTTCAAGAATTAAACTACAAGAATTTATACATTGATGGTATCAATACCAAGAATATTTGGGAATATAATTCTAAAGCAATGGAAAAAATTCCCGGATTAAATTTCAATAATAAACGAACACAAATTGTTGCGGCATTTGAGGAACAATTGAGAAAAGGTTTTCAGGTTAGGTCCGCTAGATTGATGAACGAATTAAATACGTTTGTCTATATAAATGGTAGACCTGACCACATGAAAGGGGCTCATGATGATGCTATTATGAGTATGTCAATGGCTTTATATGTTGGGGATATTTCCTTTAGTCAATTGACTAAGAATGAAAACGCTAATAAAGCGATGTTAGAGTCATGGACACTATCTGAAAGAACATACGAACCAAATAAATCATTTTATTCATATGGGACCGCGTTTGACCAAATAGGTTCAATGTCTATGGATAATGACCCAAGTATCCCAAGACACAATAACAACGCAACAAAAGAAAACTATCAACAGTACGCGTGGTTGTTCGGTAAAAAAAGATAAACCTTTATTATCATAATAGAATTAATTATATTCTCATAAACTATTTATATACATGGCAGAAAGTAATTTGACGGTTTTTCAGAGGTTAACAAAAGTATTTGGGTTTCCCGGTAAGGTGACTCCTGAAGAAGCACCGTCTTTCAATTTTGATAAAGAGCAAATTTTAAAAACAAATAGTCGAGAAGAATATGAGAAAGCGATGTTGCAAGCCCAACAAAGTCAATACATCGCAGATAAATGGACAAAACTCGACCAATCTCTTTATAACCAATCAGTATACTACGAACCTAACAGGTTATCGGCGTATTATGATTATGAATCAATGGAGTTTACTCCTGAGATTTCAGCGGCATTAGACATTTATGCTGAAGAATCAACAACCCTATCAGAAAAGGGTGAAATTTTAACTATATTCTCAGAATCTACAAGAATTAAAAGTATTCTTGAAGATTTATTCATTAATAGATTAGATTTAAAC